AGCACTAATTTAGATTGGACTGTAGAAGGTACTACAGTCCAAAATTTGGTTGATTTTATACACAATAAATATCAAGTAAGCAAAACACTTGCTGATAAAATTGTAATTGTAGTTGATGGTATATTAGTGCCACAAAAAGATTGGAAAACTACTGTTTTACGTAAAAATCAACAAGTATCTTATAAAAGCATTGCTGAAGGCGGCTCAACAAAGCGGCTAATCTTAACTCTTGCTGTTGTTGTTATTGCACTTAATTTTGGTGCAGATGTTGGTTCGTTTTTAACGCAAGGAGCCGGTACTGTAGCTACACAAACTGCTATAGGTACAATGGCTATTAACATGGCAGGAATGGCACTAATTAATGTTATTGCCCCAATACGTCCACCAAACACAAACGATGCGGGAAGTGCAGCTGCACTTAATTTATTTACAGGAACTAGTAATCAAGCAAATAAATTTGGAGCCATCCCAGTTGTATTAGGTAAAGTACGTTTTACGGGTATGTTAGGAGCTACACCTTATGTAGAATCACTAACAGATACCAGTATTTTAAATACTGCTATTGTTTGGGGATTTGGCCCGCTTGATATTAGCGATATTTGTATTGGTGGAAACGCAATAGACAGTTATTATGATGGACTACCTTCTACAGTACCTCGCCCAGTTACACTACAAGGAATTCAAGGCGAATCAACTGCTGCTTTTGATAACCTATATGGCCGTGATGTTGAACAACAGTTTAAGAATGTTGAATTAGTAAATAATATTACTGATGGTAATGCTTGGACAGAAGTAACCCTTAATCAAGATGCTGATGCAATAGATATTGCTTTTACCTTTCCAGAAGGTATGCGTAAGATCAATACCAAAGATGGAAAAGCAAGCGCAACTACTTGCCAAATAGAACTTCAAACGCGCCCTTACAGCACTTTATCATGGGACGCCACTACAACCAATACTAGTTTAGGTATATATAAAAATGGAAATGCAGACGCAACTACTTTAGATGCTGAAGCCTATAGTTCTATACTAACACCGCCAGCAGATCCAGATTATACGTCTGGATTATATAGATATAGTATTTTTTGTTTAAGCCCTAATGGCGGTATTGCTAGATTTGATGGGGCAGTTACAGATACACTTGATAGTAATGCCAGTGCATGGTTACAAGATAAATACAACAGCACTAGTTATAGTTATTTATTAGGCATAGATAAAAATTGGAATTATTTACCTATTATTCCCGCTGGATATATAAAACTATATACTGTATATCAAACTAACAATGGTACTGTAGTTGTAGATAGTAGCGCTATAAACAGTTATGCAGGTGTAACAGGATTAACTCAAACAGTCGTAGGATTAACTCAGTCTTTTGATAATGGTGAATTAGTCGACTCTGCAACAAAGAAAATAAGTATTAAAGCTGGTAAACTATACTCTGAAACTGCTACAACTGTAGCCGCAGGAGCAGCTGAAACAATATGGACAACAAGACAAATAACTGCTCTTGGTTCTACTGTAGTTACAGCTGGAGCTTGGAGTGGCTGGTGTAATTTATTAAAGAATACTTCTGTATGGTCTAGTAATAGTAGTCTTACTGAATGGACCCATACTGAATCAAACGTAAACTTTCCATATACAGGATATTATACTGTTCAAGCAGCTGCAGATGATGAAGGTGAAATATATATTGATGGTACTAAAGTTGTAACTTTACCTAAGGGTGGGTATAACGATTACGTACAAAGTTCTATTAAACTTACTAAAGGTTTACACACAATAGTTATTGTAGGAAGAAATAGTCAAGGTGGATTAGCTGCTATAGGTGTTGCTATTGGATATACTGCAAATAGCGGTCTAAATATTCGTGCAGCTTCTAATACTATTCTGACTTTTGGTACATCTGGTTTCTTTGAAAATAGAAAAGATGCTTTTAATTATGTACACTCTTTAGAAAACTTACCACGTGGTAGATATCAAATACGTGTTAAACGTTTAAATAGTGACGAAACAGAAGACGAAACAGATTATCGTAAGTATCATAAAGCAGTACTAAGTAACATAACTAGTTACGATAGTAAAGCTAGTCCAATGGTTAATCCTCCTGGATGTTATTTGGCTAAAACTGCTGTAAGGATACAAAGTACTAATAAAGTAAACGGTACCGTGGATGGTGTCAATGCATTAGTACAAACAATTACGTGGGATTATGATAGAACAACTAATTCTTGGACAGGTGCAAAACGTCCTACTAATAATCCTGCAAGTTTATTTATATATGTATTGACTCATCCAGCCAATGCGTTTAGAGTTACTAAACTATCACAACTTGATTTAACTAGTTTAACTGCTTGGCATAATTTTTGTAATCCTATTCCAACAACAGTTACTGCCGGAAATTTTGTAGTAGGTAAGTATTATACTATTAAATCGCCAGGAACTACTAACTGGACTGCTATTGGCGCAGGATCTAATAATATTGGCGAAGGCTTTTATGCTACTGGAGTTGGTACTGGTACTGGTACTGCGGTATATTGTCCAAAATATACCTATAACAGTATATTGACAAATACACAAAGTGTAATGGATACTTTAAGAGATATATGTGCAGCAGGGTTAGCAAGCCCTACATATGTAGATGGTAAATGGGGTGTTGTAATAGATCAACCAAGAGCCTATACAACTCAACATTTTACACCACATAATAGCTGGGGTTTTGAATCTACAAAAAATCTTCCTATATTACCACACGCATTTAGAGTTACTATTCCAGATGAATCATTGGCTTACCAAGCTAATGAGCTAATCATATATAACTATGGATATGCTGCAACAGCAGCTAATGGTAAGAAAGCGGCAGAGTTATTTGAACAACTCTCTTTACCAGGAGTAACAAATGCAGACCAAGCCACTAGACTAGCTAGATGGCATTTTGCACAAATTAAATTACGTCCAGAAACATACAGTTTAAATGTTGATTTTGAACAGTTGGTTTGTACTCGTGGAGATTTGGTAAAAGTTACACACGATATTCCAAGGTGGGGTACGGGTAGTGGCAGAGTTAAATCTATAAACGGGACTGCAATTACTCTTACAGAAGCAGCATACCTAGAAGCTGGAAAAACTTATACTATACTATTTAGAACAAATAATTTAAATAGTTCTGGTGCTGGTAGTGTTATTAAAACTCTTACTGCAATTACAACTACTGGATATACAGATAGTATTACTCTAACCTCTGCAGTTGCTGGTTCTGATATTGTTGAAGTAGATAATTTATTTATGATAGGCGAAATTAATAAAACAACACAAGAATGTATTGTTTTAGCAGTAGAACCAAGTAATAATTATAGCGCAAAGCTAACTTTAGCAGACTACTCTTCACAAATATATACAGAAGATTTAAGTGGTTTATTAGTATTTAATGCTAATATTACTAGTGTTAATACGGATTTAATTAAAAATTCTATTACATTAGCCCCAATTATAAATGGTGTTAATAGTACCAGTCCATTAGCAGAACAACTTTCTGAAGGTAACTATCAGAATATTGCTATTGTTTCTTTTTCAAATCCACCAAATTTACCTAGTGTAGCAACAAAGGTACAATTTGATATAGTTAGAGGCGATATATTATTTAATGATACTAGCCCTAATACTGTATACACTACAAACAAAGAAACTAGCGGATTTACATTTACTGGATTAACTTCTGATGTAGTATATAAAATAAGAGCCAGATATTTAGATTCGACAGGCAAAATTGCAGGTCCCTGGTCCGATACTTTTACTTTCTTAAATGATGGTAAAAATAGCAGTGCATCAGTAGCGCCATCATTGACTATGGACTTAGATCATACATTTATTGTAGCAAAACCTGCAGTAGTTACACAAGCCACTGACTTTTTAACTTACGAATATAGATTATATAAAAACACAGGCTCTTCAGATTTTTGGGAATTAGATACTACTGCAAATAATATTAAAATTATTCGTAGTACTGGCGATGCTAGGTTTGACTTACGGGATCAATCAGCTCCAAGAATTTCAGCAGCAGGAGTTACATACAGAGTAGCGTGTAGGACTGTAGATAGAACAAATAATTACAGTACTGCAAGTACTCTTGGAACAATAGTTGTTAAAACTATTACATAAAGGATAAGCATGGCGGCAAATTTATACGCAGGCGTAAAATCTCTAACTTTAGTATTAACTACCCCATATGATACTATTAGAACAACAGATATTAGAGATGACTTACTGTCTGTTAAAGTATGGTATTCTACTACAACTGGGTTTGATCCAAGCAATAATCAAGGCACTTTAATATTTAATGGATCGGGCTTATCAATACCTATTACTGGACTAACTCCGGGAACTAGGTATTATGTAAGATATGCCTTTATCAGTGCTATTGACCCAGATGTGTATACAATATCATCTGAGTTAACTCAAGTAGTACTTGCTGATAGTACAACTGTTTATGGATATTTAACTAATGATCCAGTACCTATTGCAACAGCTGCAGATGGTACTGGTGGAGATTTTACACAAGCTACAGGTACTTTTAAAGTATATAATGGCTCTGAAGATGTAACTGGTAATGGTCCTACTTATGCAATTAAAGCAAGTAGTACTACTAATCTTACTGGAGTAACTATTAATGCAACTACAGGCGTATATGCTTGTACGGGGCTTTCCGCAAGTTCAGGAAATGTTACTTTTACTGCTACTTATGGTACTACAGTTTTAGAAGAAGTATGGAATGTCTATAAAGCTCAGGCAGGACAAACTGCGCCTATACTTAATTTAACAGCTACTGCTAATCAATTCGCTTATAAAGATCAGTACTCTACAGCTTCAGTAAGTTCATCTATAGTTGTAACTGCTAATTTAACAAACCTTACTGGCACTCCTACCTTTACTGTTACAGGGTATACCCGAGCAGGCGTATCTTTAGGTGCAGTTGCATTTACACAAGTTAATAATGTTATAACTATTACAGCAGCAAATTTTGATGCAAAAGGTGTAACTATAGGAAATGCCAGAGTTACAGCTACTCTAGGTACCACCACTGACACAATGAGTATTTTTAGGACTAATGATGGTACCGAACAAATAACCGTTATTTCTAGCAATGAAGCAACTCTTATACCTGCAAATAATGATGGCTCTACTGTTAGTGCTAGCTACACAAATAGCGGAACTATTCTCAAAGTTTTACAAGGTTCAACATATTTACCTGTTGATAATACTAGTCCATACGCAAATGGAAGCTGGCGAGTAGTATCTGTAAATGCTACAGGTATTACTGTTGATACTTCTCCGCAAATTGGTTCAAACTATATTTATTATGATACTCATGCTGCAATGACAGCTGATTCAGCAAGTATTGATTATACTATACGTACTATTACTACTACTGGAGTAACAGTAGATATTGTTACCACACAAAGTTTTGGTAAATCAAAACAAGGTGTTGCAGGTGCATCTTCAAGAGTAGTTACTATTAGCGCAACAGGTCAATCATTTATTACTACAAAAAATAGTACTACTGTAAGTCCCTCAACAGTAGTACTTACAGCTACCCAAAGTAATTTTACTACTCCAACATATACCTGGCTAGTAGATGGAATTACTCCAACAGTTTCTATTGGAACTGCAAGCGGAAATACTTTTGTATTAAATAGTTTTGCTGCAACATCATCAAAAACAGTTACCGTTACTGCTTCAGAAGGCCTTTATAGTGCTTTTGACACTTTTACTGTGTATAGTATCAAAGAAGGCGATGATGCTTTTGTTATTGGTTTATCTAATGAAAATCAAACAATTAGCTGTGATAGTACTGGTACAGCAATAACAGGTCAATTCCCTTTTACTTCCAAACTATACGCTAGTTTAGGTGGTAGATTATTAGATAATACTACAAATCCTCAGGCAACGTTTGCGAAAATAAGCTATACTGGTGGTGACGCAGGATCTTATAGTATTGATGCTACAGGGTTAGTTACTATTAATAGTTTAAACAATGCTTTTGCAGAAGCAGCATTTAGTGCAACTGTTAATGGAGTAACTCAAACAAAAACTTTGAGTTTAAATAAATCAGTTGATGGTAATCCAGGTTCTAATGTAGTACTTACCGCAACAGGTCAAGTATTTGCAGCAGCTAAAAATACTGGAACAATATCACCTTCTAGTATAACTTTTACCGCTTCTCCTTTTAATTTAGGTGCTAGTCCTACATATGTATGGAAAGTATCTACTGATAATGGTACAACTTTTACTACTCAAACAGGACAAACAAATGCTACTTTTAGTATATCTAGTTTTACATCCGGAACTAAATTAGTAAGAGTAGAAGCCACTGGTAATAGTAGAACAGTAGCAGATCAAATAACAGTCTATGCATTAAAAGAAGGCGATGATAGTTTAATTGCTGGTTTAATTAATGAAAACCAAACAATTACTTGTGATGCTTCTGGTACAGTAATAGCAGGCCAATTTCCACTAGCTAGTCAATTAGTAGTTGTGCGAGGGACTACAGTATTAAGTAATACTGATGGAGTTACATGGTCTAAAGTGTCGGAAATAGGTATGACCAGTACTATTATTAGTACTACAGGTATTATATCTATTACAGCAATTAGTGCTGATAGTGCTACTGCTACCTATAGAGCTACAGTTGGTACTACTACACTAGACAAAGTATTTACACTAAATAAGTCTAAAAATGGTACTAATGGTACTAATGGTACTAATGGTACTAATGGTACTAATGGTACTAATGGTACTAATGGTAGCAATGGTACTAATGCCCGGGCGGTAAACTTAACTACAGTTGCTCAAGCTTTTGTTTATAATACTTCAGGTTCAACACCAAGTCCTAGCTCTTCAATAATTACGGCAACTACCCAAAATACTACTGGAACAGTATACTATGAATTTTTAGTTGGTAGTAGTTCTGTACAAAATACTACAACTAATACATATACTTATACACCTGCAGCCGCTTTTAGTTCAATGCCACAACAAATTACCGTAAAAATTAGAGAAGATTCTAGTACTGGTACAGTTATAGCAACAGATGTATTATCAATGATTGGTATTAAAGCAGGTGCTGATGGTATTAATGCAATTAGTGCGCTTTTATCTAATGAATCTAGTACAGTTGCCGCAACATCAGCGGGAGCTGTAAGTGACTTTACTAGTTCTGGGGGTACATTTTACGTTTTTGATGGTACAACAGATAAAACAGGTAATGCTCAAGTAACATATTCAATAGTAGCCGGAAGTTCAATAGGTGTTACTATATCTATTGCCTCCACAGGTGTATATACTGTTAGTGCTTTATCTACTGATACTGGAAGTGCTAAATTGCGGGCAGTATACGCTGGAGTTACTATAGATAAAGTCTATACTATTTCTAAAAGTAAAGCAGGAAGTAATGGTACATCGGCTAATAAATATGCAACTGTATATTTATATCAATGGAGCCCAGCTTCTACCATAGGTGATCCAAGCGGTACTTCTATTTATACTTGGAGTTCTGGTTCAAATGGTACTTATACTGGAGGCAATAGTTGGAGTACAACTGTACCAGTTAATCCAGGTACTTCAAATATAAAATTATGGGTAGCTAGTAAACAAGCAACAGATTTAGCCACTGCAACAACATCAACTATAGATTGGTCTACTGGGTTTACTACCTATGTGTCTGGACAAAATGGTAATGCAACAGTAGGCGTGCAAACTGCAAAACCTCAAGTATATCAATGGGCACTATCAACTCCTACTATTTCTGGTAATACCACCTATACGTGGGCAGATGGTAGTTATACTGAACCTACTGGATGGACTAAATCAAGCACAACAGCACCTTCAACAGGATTTTATTTATATAGTGCAGTAGCAAACATAACAGATTCCGCCACTGCTACTACAACAAATATTAATTGGGGAAATGCTAGTATTATAATTTCTGGATATGCAGGTGCTAATGGTAAAGATTCTACTGTAACTGGTCCAAAAGGTGATACAGGTAATACAGGACCAAAAGGTGATACAGGCGCAGGTACTCCAGGAGCTTCTTCTGTTGTTATGTATGCGCGAATTGCTAATAATCCGTCCGCTACGTCTGGAACTATATCCGTTACAGGCAAAAATTATCCTTCAACTACAGTAGCTGCTGCTAGTTGGGGAACTTCATTTGGTGTAACTTGGTATGCAACAGACCCTACACCTACTAGTAATAATTCCTTGTATGTATCTGATGGTATATATGACGGAACTAACACAGTTTGGACAACACCATATATTGCAAGTTTAAAAGTTGGCTCACTTTCTGCTATTACTACTAATACAGGAGGTTTGACTGTAACTGGAGATTTTAAATCTAATACTGCCTCAATTAGTGGTACTACTATGACTGGTAGTGGCGGTATTTTATATTCTTCAGGTTTATTTGCTTTTGGCAATTCAACTACTAATATTGCGTTTAATGGTTCACAAATGACCCTAAACGGTAACGTTGTAGGAACTACAAATATTGTTAATAATGCTGTATCTAACTTGTATATTGTACAAGGTGGAGTTGATGCTTATATGCCGTATCTTGCTTGGGATTCAACTGCCATAGTAGATTTAAAAACTTCATCTATCGCAATTCCAGCAAATACCACAGTAATAGTATTATTTACTAGTCTTAAAGTTGCTGCTGGAGCAGGAGATATTGAAGTAGAAATGAATTGCCGTTTAGGCGATGGTACTTTAACTTTAGTAGATACTTTTGTTGGTACTTCAGCAGCACTTGGTAGACGCGCGGTACAAACCATGGGTCCTAGAAACGACAAAGTAACAGCTACTTTTTCAGGATCTTATACTGTAGCTACTGCCGGTAATTATATTTTTCAAACCAGGTATTGGAATAGTTATCCTGATACTTGGACAAGTGCTCGAGGTGAAATGATTGTTATGATTGTTAAAAAATGATTAATTATGCTTATTATGATTCTCAAGGAAAGTATACGCAAACCGGAACAGCTACAGAGCAAGTAGCTGACTGGGATATTCCGCAAGGATGTCAAGTTTATTATGGATTTGTTAGTATTGAAAATCAATATCACGATACTATTAATAATATCCCGGTTACTATGCCTACTAAACCAGAAGGTACTTATAGATTTAATTATAGTACTAAAACCTGGGATTTAAACTTAGAACAAGCAAGACAAGATGCGTTATATAAACGTGAACAATTACTACAAGAAAGTGATTGGACTGATACTGTTAGTGCTCAAATACGACTAGGCTCTATGTATCAAGTTTGGCAAACATACCGTCAAGCTCTTCGTGATATTACAACTCAAAGTGGATATCCTGTAACTATAACTTGGCCTACTAAGCCCGGTTAATATACTAAGTATATTAAACTACAAAAATTATACCCTGTCCATTCTTTGGGCAGGGTATTTTTTTGCATTGACAATCTGCCGCCCTTGTGGTATAATATACCAAAATGTCAGAACATTTCAATATTTTTTCTTGACAAGCTTTTACCTAGATCTAAAAGGCAGACTTCCCGTTTAGATTATAATTAAATATTTAACCACTGCTAATAAGGAGATCTGATTATGGTGGAGATTCACGACCACAGCCTGATTCAGACAGTTTCACTAGTTGCGTTAGCAGTTGTTGCTTTCTCAGTTGGATTACAGAAATTGTTAAAAGACTGGAAAAGTACTAATGCGGAAACTAGTATTATTACTTTAATGCATACCGAATTGGAGCGCATGAGCGAACAAAACGGCTTACTAGCAACCGAATTAAATCGCTTACAGCAAGAAATGATTTTATTAAATGCACAACTAGCACAGTTATGCCTAGAGAATCAGCAACTACAAACTGAAGTTGTAGCTCTAACAGAAGAAGTAAATAAATTTAGAGTATCGGCTACACTTGCAGCAGCAAAGAAAGTAAGGTAATATAATGGAACCAGCAAAGATTAGTTACAGAATTTATCAAGGTAGTACTTTTAAAGAGACTCTTCGCTGGGAGTCAGAGACTAAGCAATACGCAACAATCTCCAGCATTACTAAAACAGCACCTTGTGTAATTACTACGGCTAGTGCTCATACTATTCCATTAAATTGGAGAATTAGAGTAACTGGTGTTAGTGGGATGAAAGATATAAATCTTGCATCAACAACGGATTATTATTTAGTAACTTCAAAAACTAGTAATACCGTAACCCTAAACCAAGTAAATTCGTCAGATTACGGAGCGTATACTAGTGGAGGTATTATAGAATGGAATCAACCAATACCATTAGCGGGTTACACTGCACAAATGCAAATCCGAGAATCTATAGAATCTACAACAGTAATTCATGAATTAACTAGTTCTAATGGTGGTATTAGCATAGATCCAGTTAACTATACAATTTCTTTTAATATATCTGCTGTTACTACAGCGGCATTTAATTTTGACGCAGCGGTATATTCTTGCGAATTAACTGATAACCAAGGACTTGTATATCCATTTTTAAGTGGTGGCATTACACTAATTAAAGAGGTTACTAGATGACAACAGAAATAATCATAACCGAAGTTAATAATGCGGTTGTAATTGAAAAGACGGAACCAACAGTTGTTTCGTCACAAAGTGAAACAAGGGTAGTTGTTGGCGGCATGATAGGCCCTACACAAACTACAATCAAAGGACTATCAGATGTTGATACTAGTATTTTAACTTCAGGAAGTTTACTAGTATATAACGCTGGAACAGATAAATGGACCTCATCGAAGTTGCTTGAACAGCAAACGATGGAAGGCGGATTCTTTTAAAGGAAGATAAAATGGCTGATAAATCAACGATAAAGATTAAAAGAAGTAGTACTTCCATTGCACCAGCACTATTAAACACTGGTGAATTGGCTTATACATTTGGTACTGGTTCTGATGCAAATCAAGGTGGCAGATTATTTGTTGGTGGCATGGGCACTAACAGTGACTTACTATCTACAGCGGCTGCTCCAATTGTTATTGGCGGTAAGTATTTTACTGATATTATTGATGCTGCAACTAGTGCAGGTACAATTGGTACTCTTGTAAAACGCGACGGCACTAACATGGCCTACCTTAACATTACAGGTAATGTTAAGAGTACTGGGCTTAGTGAATTTTCAAATGCAGCTATAACAGGCGGCAGCATAAATGGTACAATAATTGGCGCTACCACAGCAGCTGCAATTACTGGTACTGTAATTACTGCAAATACTAATTTTGCAGGTAATATTACTGGAAATGTTACAGGCGATGTATTTGCCGCAAATGGTACTAGTAAGATCTTGGATAATGGTACCGACGGTACTAATGCATCTTTTAGTGGTGCTGTTACTGGTAACGTTACTGGTAACGTTACTGGAAATGTTATAGGCGATATCTATGCTGCAAATGGTACTAGCAAAATCTTGGAGAATGGTACTGACGGTACTAATGCTGTGTTTTATGGTAGCGTTAGTGGTGGTATTACAGGTAATGTTACTGGTAACTTAACAGGAGATGTTTACGCTGCTGACGGAATTACAAAAATTATTGAAAATGGTACTAATGGTAGTAACGCATATTTTACAGGCGGAATTACTGGTAATTTAACAGGTGATGTATTTGCTAGTAACGGCACTAGCAAAATCTTGGAGAATGGTACCGATGGAACTAATGCTCAATTTACAGGTGCTGTTGTAGGAAATGCAAGTACAGCTACAAAGTGGGCTTCACCAATCAATATAACTTTTCAAGGTGATGCAAGTACTTCAGCCATTAGTATTGATGGTTCCCAAAGTAAAACACCAACTATTACACTAGCAACCGTTAATGCTGCAGCAGGAGCAGGTACTGCTTATGGATCTGCAACAACTATTCCAGTAGTAACCGTTAATTCAAAAGGTTTAGTAACTAGTGTTACTACCGAAAACGTTGCAAGTGTTTTAAAGTTTCGCGGAGATGCTGCAGGTACTATAGGTGAATTAAATCTATTAAACGAGAATTTGCGAATTGTGGGTAGCGGTGGCGTTACTACTAGTATTGACAATGAATCTAATACAATTACAGTTGCTATGTCAGGAACTGGAAATCTTGGAGCACTATCAGTTACTGGTAGTGTTTCTGCAGGAACAATTAGTATTTCACAAGGCGCTGCCAGTATTGACGCTGATGGTGATGCAATACTTGCAAGTGTTCAAGTAAATGGTAATGCTATTATTACTGGTAATCTAGAAGTTCGCGGTACAGTAACTGCTATAAATTCTACTACTGTTTCAGTTGGTGACTTGAATATTGAGCTTGCTAAAGATGCTGGAAGTGCTAGTGAAGCGAACGGTGGTGGTATTACAATTAATGGACCAACCATTCCAGCAACTTTAACTTATTCTTCTAGCGATAACCGTTGGAATTTTAACAAAGATTTAAATGTTAATAATGTTTATGGTAGTTTAATTGGCAATGCCAGCACTGCTACAAAATGGGCAAGTGCTATAAATTTAACTTTAACTGGTGATGCTGCTGCCACATTAACTAGCGTAGATGGGTCAGGAACAGTTTCAGCAGCACTTACACTAGCAAATGTAAATCCTACTACATATGGTAGTTTTGGTACTACACTAACTATTCCAGAGATTACAGTTAATACCAAAGGTTTAATTACTAATGTTACTAATAAAACTATACCTAATGCTAGTACACTAGCTAAAGGTTTAGCATTTTTTGATGCAGACTCTTTTGGAGTTAATGCAGCTACAGGTTATGTTACACTAGTTACTGTAGACGGCGGAACGTATTAATAATAGGGAAACTTTTATAAGTTTCCCTAATTCTTTTAGGGCTGAATATGGCAATAATTAAGATTAAAAATTCATCGACAACTGGGGGAATCCCGCTGGCCGGTAATCTCCAGCCCGGAGAATTAGCCATTAATACAGCTGATGGAAAACTGTATTTTAAAGCATCTAATAGTCAAGTAAAATATTTTAAAAATTTAGCAGATACTAAAGTTGATGATTTAGGTAATGTAACTATTACCAGTGTTCAAAATAACCAAGTGTTAACTTGGGATTCCACAGCACAAAAATGGATTAATAAAAACGCAGCTACCCCTACTACTGCTCTTAGCGCATTAACTGATGTTACACTTACTGGCCCAACAAACAAGCAAGCACTAGTATATGATACTGCTACTTCAAAGTGGATTAATACAACTACTAGTGTTAATGACTTAGGTAATGTAACAATTACTAGTGTTACAAATAACCAAACACTATCTTGGGATTCTTCTACACAAAAATGGGTTAATAAAACTCCCGTTACTGCTATTACAGGACTAAGTGATCTAAACATCACTATTCCCACCAATAATCAAGCACTAGTATTTGATACTGCTAGTCAAAAATGGATTAATAAAACTACTAGTGTTAATGACTTAGGTAATGTAACAATTACTAGTGTTGCTGATAAGCAAGCTTTAGTATGGGATTCAGCCACTTCAAAATGGATTAATAGAACTGCTACTATTGATAATTTAAGTAATGTAACAATTACTAGTATTGCTGATAAGCAAGCTTTAGTATGGGATTCTGTTACTTCAAAGTGGATTAATAAAACTACTAGTGTTAATGATTTAGGTAATGTAACAATTACAAGTGTTTTAAATAATCAAGTACTTTCATGGGATTCCACCACTTCAAAATGGGTTAATAAAACTAGTAATGTTAATGATTTAGGTAATGTAACAATTACCAGTGTTCTAAACAATCAAACATTGTCTTGGGATTCTGCCACTTCAAAATGGGTTAATAAAACTCCTGTAAGTGCTATTACTGGTCTAAGTGATGTAGCTGTTACCACTCCAACCAATAAACAATTGTTAAGCTGGGACTCAGCAACTTCAAAATGGGTTAATAAAAGTACTGCTGTTAACGATTTAAGTAATGTCCAAGTAACTTCTCCTATTGGTGGACAAGCATTGCTTTGGGACGAAGGTAGTCAAAAATGGACTAATCAAGCCCCAGGTGGAACAGCGTTCCAAGCAAACACTAAAACTTTTACAGCTGATGGAAGTACAGTTGCATTTACAATTAGCTCTGGCTTAACAACAGAAAGTATTTTAGTACACGTAGGCGGTATTTTACAAGAAGCAAAAGTTGGTACTACTAATAATGATTATTATGTAAGTGGTAATAGTGTAGTATTTACTACAGCACCTCCTGCAGGTCTTAAAGTAATTATTCGAGAAATGACCGGACATTTGGTTACTGCAGGTTTAGAGGGACCAGCAGGACCCGCAGTAAGTTTTGACGGAATCGGCTCAGCATTAGTACCCGCATTAGATCAAGTTTATGACTTAGGTTCTCCTACAAGACGCTGGAAAACAGGATATTTTTCTGCAAATACTATTGACTTAGGTGGAACACCTATTAGTGCTGAGAATGGTTTCTTAGTTGTTGATGGTAATAGTATTGGTTATGGTGCTACAGGTCCTACAGGGCCAACAGGCGCCACAGGACCCGCAGGACCAGCTTCAACTGTTCCAGGTAGTCAGGGTGTTCAAGGTCAAACTGGCGGCCCAGGCCCAACAGGTCCACAAGGTGAAACTATTACAGGACCAACAGGACCAACAGGCGACACAGGTCAACCTGGAGCTCCTGGCATTGAAGGACAAATGGGTCCTACAGGTGACCAAGGTATTCAAGGACCTACAGGCTCACAAGGTGTTCAAGGTATTCAAGGTGTACAAGGTATTCAAGGACCCACAGGTCCTACCGGTACACAAGGTATTCAAGGAGTTACAGGCCCAACAGGGGATCAAGGTATCCAAGGTATTCAAGGTCCTACAGGTGATCAAGGCGTACAGGGTATCCAAGGCGTTACAGGATCTACGGGTTCACAAGGTATTCAAGGTGTTCAAGGTGTAACAGGCCCTACTGGTGCTCAGGGTATTCAAGGTATTCAAGGTGATATGGGCCCAACAGGTGCTCAAGGTATTCAGGGTATTCAAGGTATTCAGGGTATTCAGGGTGTTACCGGACCTACAGGTTCACAAGGTATTCAAGGTATTCAAGGTCCTACAGGACCTACAGGTGATCAAGGCGTACAGGGTATTCAAGGAGTTACAGGTCCTACAGGTCCTACAGGATCACAAGGTATACAAGGACCAACAGGCTCTCAAGGTATTCAAGGTATCCAAGGTATTCAAGGTGTTACAGGACCTACTGGTGATCAGGGTACTCAAGGTGTTACAGGTCCTACGGGTGCTCAAGGTATTCAAGGTGTTACAGGACCAACAGGCTCTCAAGGTATTCAAGGTATCCAAGGCGTACAAGGCGTACAAGGTATTACAGGTCCTACTGGTGATCAAGGTATTCAAGGTATCCAAGGCGTTACAGGACCCACAGGTACTCAAGGTATACAAGGCGTTACAGGTCCTACTGGTGATACAGGCCCAACAGGTATTCAGGGTAACATAGGACCAACAGGTTCACAAGGTATCCAAGGTGTTCAAGGTGTAACAGGCCCAACAGGTTCACAAGGTGTACAGGGTGTACAAGGTAGTCAAGGTAACACAGGAGCAACAGGTCCTACAGGTGCTCAAGGTCTTGGATTTACAATTGCTAAAATATATTCTAGCGTAGCTAATTTAAATGCCGACACTAGCCCTACTAATATAATAGTAGGACAATTTGCTATTATTGATACTGGTGATACTAATAATCCAGATGATTCTAGGCTATACTTATGGAATGGTACAAACTATTCATATGTTGCAGATTTAAGCGGTTTAGGTGGTATTCAGGGACCAGCAGGACCTTCTGGTAATACGGGTTCAACAGGTAGTCAAGGTACTACAGGTCCTACAGGTGCTCAAGGTACACAAGGTATTCAAGGTGTTACAGGCCCTACAGGTGCCCAAGGCATTACAGGGCCGACAGGTGATCAAGGTATTCAAGGCATTACAGGTCCAACAGGATCTACAGGTGCTACAGGATCAACTGGTTCACAAGGTATTCAAGGCGTTACAGGACCTACAGGACCTACAGGTGCTCAAGGTGTTACAGGAGATATGGGGCCAACAGGTTCACAAGGTATCCAAGGTATTCAAGGCGTTCAAGGTGTTACAGGTCCTATTGGTGCACAAGGTATTCAAGGTATTACAGGACCTACAGGTTCACAAGGTAATACCGGAGATATGGGACCTACAGGTTCACAAGGTATTCAAGGTATTCAAGGTAATACAGGTGCTACAGGCCCAACAGGTGCTACAGGATCACAAGGTATTCAAGGTCCTACAGGTCTTACAGGTGCACAAGGTATACAAGGTGTTACAGGTTCTACAGGAGACATGGGTTCTACAGGTCCTACAGGATCACAAGGTATACAAGGTACTCAAGGACCAACAGGCTCTCAAGGTATTCAAGGTATTCAAGGTATTCAAGGTGTTACAGGACCAACCGGATCCACAGGTTCACAAGGACCAACAGGAGCTGACTCCATAGTAGCAGGACCTACAGGTTCACAAGGTATCCAAGGTATACAAGGTATTCAGGGTGCTACAGGCCCAACAGGTTCACAAGGTATTCAAGGTACTCAGGGTATCCAAGGTGTAACAGGTCCAACAGGTAGTACAGGTGCTGACTCCACAGTAGCAGGACCAACAGGTTCTCAAGGTATTCAGGGTATACAAGGCGTTCAAGGTATACAAGGTGTTACAGGACCAACAGGTTCTACAGGAATTCAAGGACCAACAGGTTCTACAGGTGCTGCATCTACAGTAGCCGGACCCACAGGTTCTACAGGACCTACAGGTGCTTCAATTACAGGGCCTACTGGTCCTGCAGGAGTCGGTTATCCTTTTGTAGTTACCACAGAAAAATTTACAGGTAATAATACTACAACTTTTACTATTAACAGTGGATATGGTGTTGATAATGTACTAGTAGTATTAAACGGAACATTATTAAACCCAACGGTTGACTATACAGTAGTTGGAACTACACTAACATTTACTACGGCTCCTGCCACAGGCGACGAAATTGTAATCAGAGAAATGATGGGCGACGGTCCAACAGGCCCACAAGGTACTGTAGGCGCTACAGGTTCACAAGGTGTTCAAGGTCCTACAGGTGCTACAGGAGCCAACTCCACAGTAGCAGGCCCAACAGGTTCTACAGGCCCAACAGGTTCTCAAGGTATCCAAGGTAATATAGGACCTACAGGTTCACAAGGTACACAAGGTATTCAAGGTGTACAGGGTAATGTAGGCCCTACAGGTGCTCAAGGTATACAAGGTATTCAAGGCGTTACAGGTCCAACAGGCAGTACAGGTACTCAAGGTATTCAAGGTGCACAAGGTCCTACAGGATCTACTGGTAATACGGGTCCTACAGGCTCACAAGGTATTCAAGGCGTTACAGGCCCTACAGGTTCAACAGGTCTTGGGTTTGCTATAGCTAAAACCTATATAAGTGTTGCTGCATTAACAGCCGATACTACCCCAACAGGAATTATAGCAGGACAATTTGCTATAATTGATACTGGTAATGTAGAAAATGCGGAAAACTCTAGATTATATCTTTGGAATGGTACTAGTTATACTTATACTAGCGATTTAAGTGGTGCTCAAGGTATCCAAGGTGCTACAGGCCCAACAGGTGCTACAGGTGCTACAGGTGCTGCATCAACAGTAACTGGACCAACAGGATCTACAGGATCTACAGGTGCCGTAGGTGCTACAGGCCCTACTGGTGCTCAAGGTACTCAAGGTATTCAGGGTGTTACAGGTCCAACAGGATCTACTGGTAGTACTGGTGCTGTAGGTCCCACAGGATCTCAAGGTGTACAAGGTATCCAAGGTGTTCAAGGTGTAACAGGCCCAACAGGATCAAACGGTACTATTGGAGTTGACGGAGCTACAGGACCAACAGGTGCTCAAGGTACTCAAGGTGCTACAGGTCCTACAGGTGCTGCTTCTACTATAGCCGGTCCTACCGGACCAGCAGGTACAAATGGTACAGCAGGCCCTACAGGCCCTACAGGTGCTGCTTCTACAACAATAGGTCCAACAGGACCACAAGGTAGTATAGGCCCAACAGGTCCAGCAAATGGTCCAACAGGCCCTACAGGACCAGCAGGTACAAACGGAACAATTGGAAGCAATGGTGCTACAGGACCAACAGGTCCAGCAGGTGCTGCAGGCGGTCCAACAGGACCCACAGGACCAAGCGGAATAGGTTCACCATTTACTGTAACTAGTCAAACATTTACTGGTAACGGCTCAACCACAATATTTACAATACCCAGCGGTTATACAACAGAAAGTTTATTGATAGTAGCCAACGGATCTGTTTTAACTCCTACAGAAGATTACGTACTTAACGGAACTACACTAACATTTACTACTGCTCCAGATGCTGGACAAGAAGTAATTATCAGAATGATGCGTGGTGATGGACCAACAGGCCCTACAGGTGCATTTGGTGGACCCACAGGCCCACAGGGTGCATCAATAA